TCATACTGTTTAGCGAACTTTTCGTAAATGCTAATCTTATCCTTTAGCTTCTTTTTTAATTCCTCATCAAGTCTTTTCTTTTCAGCTTCATTAGCTGCTGCCCTTGATGCTGCACCTTGATCTCCAGCCTGTCCGGGTATGAATCCAGGGGCCATTGTAATACCCGCACCGAATTTACCAGACTTTCCAAATTCTTGTGATTTCTTTAATTGAAGTTCTGCAATCTCTAATTCTAATTTAGAGGCATCTGCTAAAGCTAAATTTGCTGCTGCTTTAGCAAGTTGCATCTTAATATAATCGGGAGCGTTATTCTTTAATTGAGTTTCGGCTTCGTTTAAATCGTTTACTAATCCAGTAGTTTTACCTATTGTTTCATTATAGTGATTTATTACACCGTCTTTACTTATTATTCCTTTTTTCGCTAACTCTATTTCTGTGCTTAATTCTCTAACACTTGAAACCGCTTTTAATACACCGCTATCAGTAAATTCAGTAACAGCATCTTTTGCTTCTTGTGTCTTTTTATTGAACCCCATTATACCATTCTGATAAATCAGAAAAGCAGATGATGCTAATGATAAAGCAAGACCTAAACCACCCGCGCCAATTAAAGAACTACCTAATGCTTTAAGTGCAGCAGTTCCACTTCCTGTTTCAGCTTTTAATCGTTGGAAAGATTCTAAGAGTGGGTTTAAGTTATTCTGAATACCCATGAAACCAAAAGGCAAATCTTGAGCCACACGACCTACGTTTGTAAGTGCCTGTGCTGCTTGATTGCCGCCTACTGCTAAATTCTTAGTATTATTTGTGAGTGGATTTAAGGAAGCGTTTAGAACTTCCATCTTAGCCTTAGTCTCAGTAATACCTTTATTAAAAGCTAATAGATCAGATCCATTTGTAGCATCTTTAACCCCTTTCTCAAATCTCTTTAAATCAGTAGCTAATTGATTAAGACTGGCAACCGCTTCTGCATTGTCTGCTGAAATAACTATTTTGAGTTTTTCTTCGGTTGCCATTAATGCTAATTTCTATATATGCTAAATATTTTTTTCCGCTCTTCCTCTGTTAGAGGGATTCTCTTTTCTACTTCATCGCCTGGTAGTGGCCAGTATTGATTTATATTTCTCGCTTCGCCTACCGTACGCTCTATTGAATATGCTAAACTTCTCGTCCTTCTCCATTCGTTCAACTCAATTCGTTCTTGTGCCAAATGACAGATTTGATATTCCTTCCATGTCAAAGTCCAGAACTCTTTAGGTCTTATCCCGCATTCGGCTGCTCTGATCAGAATATCATCCCAGGTTATCCTTGACTTTTTTTTTCTTCGTCAATCTCACTTTCAATAGGGTTAGATTGATTAACTACTGTGTTTTTTACTACATAGTTTACAAAATCAACTAACTCTCCATCCTTCGCAAATACACCTCCGTTTTCGTCAACCCATTGAGCGATTCCCTTTGCTTCCCATTCGGTGTTATTAGCCGATTGGTGAGCAGCTTGAACCATTTGGATAAGTACCTTCAAATTGAATTGAAGTGATGCTAATTGCTCTAGCAAGCCAGATAAATCGCACTTGTTAGATTCACAATAAAGGAACATTGCAAAGGTTCCCCAATGCAATGCCCTTCCGTTTTTTAGAGTCATATATTAAACTGTTTCAGTCTGTGTTGCTGGTGGTACGCTTACTACGAATGTTGCAGAGAATTTTACTAATTCTTTATCATCCGCCTTTACATCAAAATCACTGATGAAAACAGTAGCTGAATAAGTAATATCCCCAGCGGCTGGAACTGCCTTACCCATTTTCATAGGAAAGCTAGTCTTAGCTATGTGTGCTGCGTAAAGTTGTTGGTAAGAATCCTTTGAAGGAGTACCACTTTCATCAATCGCAAATCCTTCACACTTGAAAGACTGATCTAGTGTAATACCTTGTTCAAAAGCGTTTCCGCATTTACTCGTAGCATCTATGGTTGATGCTTTAGAAGTAAAACTGTTTGTAGTGATACAAGCAACGGGAATAAATGTACCCGATGTTGCAATATCAGCGGTTAAGATATAATCCCTGCCCGCTACTTTAGTCTCTGCCATTTTATTTAAGTTTTATTTATGATTGACTAATTGAATGTTCAAATCGAATTAAACGCCTGAATACTGGTTCAGTATTATTTAATCCTGTTAGTCTGTTTGTAGATAAAACTTGGGTAGTGATGATCTGAAAGTCGGGTGCTAATGAAGGCTGATTGTCGGAGTTGATTAACCCAAATATTTGCTCTGCGTAATTGTCTGCTTCTTTAAAACCAAATTTACCATTTTTTATTACAATATCAATTAGAATATTTGCGGTAAACAAATACCCATTTTTATTCTGATCCTGGTTAGAGAAAAACTCTCCAATTAAAATATAGCTTCCGTTCTCTGAATATGGCGACATACCATCATAAACAGGCAATCCCAACGTATTAAGAATTGTATAGTATGCAGGTATAAGATATTTTGATATGTCTTTCATTTAGTCAGAATCTTTTTAATATTATCAAGTAATTCACCTTTTTTCTCATAGAATGCACGAAAGAAGAATGGTCGTGCCGGTAAGTTCACTTTCTTTATCCCTTTGCCCTTAAATTGCCCCGCCACATCTTCTAACCCTGCCGGTACATTAACCATCCCGCCTGTCCCAAACTCCACATAGGGTGCATACTTTACATCATTCCAGAGCTGCTTTGATAAAGGGATATTTGTCGTAAATCTATTCCCCTGTCTAAGAACTCCGTTATCAACTGGACAATAAGACTTTTGAAGATTATTGATCTCAACTATTGTCGAAGTCATTTGCTTATCAATCTCAATTGTCATATTCTTACTCTTCTCATCAAGTTTTCCAATCAATGATTTGAGGCCTTCCACTTCAAAGTTTATACCCTTGCTCATTGTTTTGTATAAGCTACTATTTGAGTAAATCTACTTACCGCATCTACATTCTCCACTCCGTGAATAGTATATTCATCACCAGCATATTTTATTTTCCATGTTTCTGTAACATCACTATTGAAACGAATAAAGAAAGTTCCCATCTTATCGAATGTTAACTGCGCCTCTTGTAATTGCCTTAGATTCTTACCAGGGATAAAAAAAGTAAATACATCCGTTTCCGTGTAAGTTATTGTCTGTCCACCTCTCCCATCCAAAATAATAGTAGGCTGCATTAATGATGCTATGTCACGCATCTTTGCAACATCAATAGAACTGATATTTCGTTTAGTGAATTTCATTAGTTAAAGAATGCTATTCGTGAATAACGTTGACATACCTTTTGTGCTTTTGAACATACAGTCGAACTATCTGAATTATCTCCTCTATTCTCATACAAGAAAACAACCTGATCTAAGATAGCAACCTTTAATTCCTCTGGTATTGTTGTATAACCTGTAGAATATTCAGCAGTATTAACTCCATTCAAATCATCCTCAATTACCGGGAAATCATACCCCAATACTGTTGGAGTAATAACCGTTGCCTGGCTATTTTTATACACTGGAGGTGGAGCGTCCTTCACTGGCCCGTATGGTAGCGAAAACATTCCTACCGGTGATTCAAATGTGAGCTTTACCGTTTTTGCAATTAATGATAAGCCCGTAAGCTTCTCTATGGCCATTCTAGCAGAAGTAATGAATAAATTAAATAGATCATCTTCAGTGGATCCTGTTTGAACTCTTGCATATAATTTTGCAGTTGCAAGTGTCACAGGTTCCACGACTGTTCCATCGTTCGTTAATTTTACATCAATTACCCTATTATAATTGCTCATTTACTTCTTTTTTGTAGCCTTAGAAATATGTGTTACCTCGGCTTTGGGTGTATATGTAGGTTCATCAATGATTACTGCAAATCTTCTAGCAAGAATCTTTGATGCTCTTTCACTTGAACACTCAAATACTTCACCAACTTTTCTTCTTTTGAAGTCATTCTCCGAATCGGTGAACTCTTCTGTTACTTTAATCTTAACCATACAAATATTTTTGAAGGATAGAGGGGAGTCGAACCCCTCTAAATACTCCCATTATCCTTAAACTAATGCTAAGTCAACTTTTAAGAAAGCGCTTGCATTATCCAAAGCCAAAGACTGACGGCTGGAGATTTTCACCCCAACTAAGCCCTTCTTAGCCAATTCAAAATCTTGCTCATAGAACTTGATTGTGATCGGCGCAGCTTGAACGATTTTTGCATACTCCCAAGCACCTACGATTGCAAGGTTGGTAGTAATACCGCTCCAGTTTGCTTTGAATAAATCAATGCCCTCTAACTGCAATCCACCTTGTGGAGTTGAAGTCATTACAGAAGGCAAAGTGTACAAACCATTCGAATCTTTTGTCTTGTACATACGAGCAAAGTTTGCTGGTTTAGCAACAATCGCATTTGGTGCGAAATCTGCTAATTCCAACTCTGCAATTGCATCGATCAATTGCTCAACATCCACTGTGGCAACCCCAGAAGCAGCTGTAATAGCAGCAACTAAAGCAGCAGAGAAAGTTGCATTCTGTACTTTCTTAAAGTCCCGGATTAACATCTGTGGAAGTACAGATCTTACAAAATCAACGTCTTGCAAGAATTCTTCAGAAACTGCTGTAATACCAGAAATTGTTGCTACGTTGTTCACTGTCTTAGTGATATCGTAATCAATCTGGCTTGCAGTAGCACCTTCAGTTTTTGCACTGATAGATCCTTCACTTGCAGTTTCTTTGTAAATCCAGTACAATCCAGTTGCACTAGGTACAGTTTGAACCATGTCAGTAAAGCTGCGAGCTTGACCCGGCTTCAATACAACACCTGGTTGAATTGTTGGAATAGCAGAACTTGCACCATCAGGCAATAAGTTATTACTCATTGTCATGTCAGCAACTGCTTTGATCTCCATCTTAAATGGATTCCCTTTCTTGAATAAATCAACATTCTCAGCTGCTTTCTCTTGGAATTCACCGATAAAGTTGTTACTCAAGGATGGTTGGCTCTTTTTGGTTTTTGTAGCCAATTCATCAAATTGCTTTTGCATTTCTGCCTTCCACTCAGTCAAGTGAGACTCAGTTGTAACGTTTGCGAACTTGGCTTCAAGTTCTGCTAATGCTTTTTTACCTTCAGCAGCTTCTGCGCCAAAAGCTTCCAGCTTTGCTTTGATTGCGGCAACATTATCGGCTGCGGCTTTCAGTTGTAATTCTAATTCCATGATTAAATAAATTGATTGTTAAAGTTTTTAATTGCCTTCAACATAGCTTCCTCATTCGGCTCAACTGTTTTCACGGGTGGAGTGAGTTTTTCGATTGCCTGTTGAATCTGTTTTATCTCAATCTCAATAAGAGAAAAAGTTTCATCTGTAAATGTTCCATGCTTGAAAGAAACCATCAATGATTCTAAACGATCAGATAATTTTTTCGCATTTGGTACATAACCTTTTAAGTCGATCATTGGTGTATCAGGATTTGCAGCCCATAGAACTACACTTCCCTCATACAGTTTTAATTCTTTGATTACTCGAACAGTTTGCTTTTGGTCCTGCCAATCGCTTTTGATTGTACTAAAACCTATAGAGTGCTGATTAATTAAACCGGCATTATATAGTTTAATCACATCTTCCCCCATTTCTGTTTCAATCATTTTTGTTACAGCAATAAGCTGATCACCTTGTACATAAAGCTCACTTGGCTTACCTATCACATTCTCCATGCAGGATCTATGGTCAACCAAGGACCAGATCAGATTCTTCCCTTTCGGCCCCCTCTCTTTTATAGTTTTAGTAACTGCTTCTGGAATAATAATATCATTATCAAGATCAACATTGCCAAATCTTGCCCATACTGCTTTTACTGTACGTTTATCCATATCTACATCAAGAATGTCTTGCTGATCGGCTCCTTTAAACTCAATTTGTTTCATCTGTCAGAATATTATTAATTATAAATTTTGTTATCTCTATGCTTGCTACTTGTCTTAGTAGCTCGCTGAATATGTTCGTCCTTGTTCTGTTCATTACCGCTACACCACCTCCGTTACTCACTAACTCATTTGAACCGCCAAATCTTCCAGGTTCTCCCGCATCCATTGAAACCACTCGCCCTTGTGTGTCTTTAATCGGAACAAAAACAACCGTACACCTGCAGTTAACTATATTTCCCACACTCGCGTTCGGATCACCAGGCTGTAACATCGCATCAATTGTCTTTGTACTTGGCACCACAAACTTTTCATCAAAACCTACTTGAATACCGTTCATGTGTAAATGATCATAATCATCTCTAGGTATTCTCCTGGTCCTATTGTCTGTCGCGCTCATCCATTCCTTATTCACTTGAATATTCAAATCAGCCGCCGCAACCATTGCTCCGATATTAGTTGCCTTATTCATCTCTGTTCGTACAATTCTTGCTGCCATCCACTTAGGGAAATCAGCTTGCTTTAAATTCCGAACAATCTGGTCAGTACCAAGCCCCTCAGCATGTCCTTTAAGCAACTCTTGCCTAATCTTCTCTTTTAAAGTATCCGTAATGTCAATACTGATCTGATTTAACCCATTAGACTTGAGATATTCAGCAATAACCCAAGTCCATTTATCATCCCTTGTTACACCCTTTATTTGCCCCTTGATTGACCTAAATACTTTAGAAGCATTTGTCAACCCTGAAATGATATAAAGACGCTTTAAAGCATTCTTCATAATTACTGCAGGTATTAAATCCACTCCTACTACCTGATGTAATTCATAAAAATCTATAAAGAACTTTATTTGCTCCCTCATGGCAGCTTCAACCTTTGGTGTAAACTCTTTTACAAGCCTTTTATATAGGTTATGGTATGAGTTATAATATTTTCTTTTATCCTGTTCATTCACTTAAATAGTATTTATATCTTTTCTCCCATGATTTTTATCAATACTTGCACCTGTTTCAATATCCCTTCTCCAACCACTTGCCTCTTTAGTAAAACCTAAATCTGTATCTTTTTTCATGTTTAGTTATTTGTCTTATATGGATCAATCAATGGATCAACTGATAAATTAAGATCTCCTAATGCTTGCCCATTTACATAAATGCTATTCAATACTTCTTCACTTAAATACTCTGGTATTGACTCTCCAAGGATCTCGTATCTACGTCTAAGGGGAAGCATAGATATCTCAAGCCATTTAGCTTGGTTTGCTTTATCTTCTTGTAATTCTGGGTAAACACTCAAATCAAAATCAACTACAATTCCTTTCCCTTTATACCCCCAATCGGTTGCTAATTTTCTATTGATATTATCTCTGATAGAGATTAGTAATGGTATAGCCGCACGAACTGTTAATGCTTTTTCTCCAGAGGCGCTATTCGCCTGAATCTTATTCTCAGGATCATTCATTAGCTGAGAAGGAACCCCGTAAATATTACACAGCGAACGCATATCCCACATTTCTTGCTTGATGATATCAAGATCAACGTTAGATAGTCCGATTGCCTGCCACTGGACTGGATATCCACTTGTAGCAATTTTATTTTTATTTCTAACTCCTGACGTTCCCGCTACCGATTCTTTTAATGCGTTAGCCTGTGCTACTGCATTATCGCCATCAAAACGAGGATCGTTTACAGATAAAATACCTGCAGGACCTCCATTATCCAAGTTAGCAACTGATGCGTCTTTTGATTTATTAGAACGTGTAACGTTTTTTGCTGCTGCTTGTAATGGACTCATACCATACAGCTGCCCTCCAGATGCGTTCCACTTAGGATTGAACATCTTATCGTGTAGTACCTCGGCAATAGAGAAATTCGTAACATTTCCCATACTTAACTGATATCCGAGCCTCGTTGCAGGTATTGTTTCTACATCGGCTTTTATTGCCATGTATTGAGATGGTAAAACATTTAATGATAATGGCTTGCCTATATTAAATCCAGCCTCAATCAACTCAGCATAGACATAAGCATTGCCGGTAATCAACTTAAATCCACACCATGCCTCCACAAGATCAGAAAATGTATCTTCTGCATTTGGATACCTCAATAGTTCATTGAGTCTATCATCTTGCTTATATTCTTTAAGGGATTGCTTTTTAAGTTCTTCTATTTCCTTCCAATCTTTAATAGATTGTGGATTAGATAGTAACCCTTTTAATTTTAAATATTTCTTTTCATCTACGATTGTATAAGCTGACCAGGGAGCAATCTTTGCTTTGTTAGTGATAACATTGATCACTGAGTAAACAATATCATTTGCACAGAAACCATCATCAACAAAACTTTGAGAGTTCTGAAGCTGCCAGGTAACAATACCTCGCTTCATATCTAATGAATATGTTGGACCGCCTAATGACCCATTAAGCAATTTAGATGCTGCATATAATTTAACTCGCTGGATGAGATTCAATGCGAAACAATTAGGATGTTAAATCGTCTAATTGTCTATGAGTCTTTGTGAAGGATAGTCTATTGGCTTGTTTTGTGAAATTACGAAATACTTAGTAATTCCAAATTTATTTTCTTTTAACCTACTATTCTTTTAGTGTATTAAAGTATGCAACCAATGCTTCTAACAACTGTTCCCGCCTTACTGCTAATTTCATTTCATCGAAACGGCAAGTCCTATTAACAGGGAAATACTGTAAGATTAACGCCTTTAGCTTTTCTTGGTCTATCATCCTACTGCTATTTTAAACGTTGGTTTGTCGAAGTGGGAATAGATAGCGTAACGCATAGCATCCATCGCATCATCATTCGCCTTTACTGGTTCTTCAATGATATTATCATTCTTGTCTTTCTTCCACTTATACGAAGATAATTCTTTATGAATGTTTTTACTTCTACTATCCACGACAAGAGGATAACTTTTAACCTTTAAAACGCCAGCCCAAACATCCTTACTCGCTGCTTTAATGTTTATTCCAGCCCTGTATATTTCTTCAATACTCTTAGGTTCAGCTGCATCTGCGTAAATCGGGGATCTATCTTTAACGTATTCTTTAATCTTCTGAATCAAATCACTTAACGTTAGATTAGACTGATAAATACATTCCTGAACGTAGTTCGTTCCCTCGTAGTGTTCCACCTTTACTAAAGCTGCGGGGTGATTGAATCCAAAATCTAACCCGTAGAATATATCGCCCTTACCCGGTAGTTCCCCGTATTTCCATTGGGTGTAAATGATTTCTTTTGCCGCACCTCTTAACCCTAATCCGTAGACTTTCCACATGAAGTCATCGGGTAAATCCTTGAACGCTTCTATTGCGTTAATTTGATTCTCACTAAGGTTCGTTAGGTTGTTCTTATACGTTGACCTTATGCTTTTGTTCTTAGGGTTATCCGCTATCTCATACACCCATGAAACGAAGTCGGCTGGATTCCAGTCCAAGAATATCTGACCAGTAGTACGCATTGCTAGCTGATCATACAAAGTCTTCTTGATTAGGTTAGCTTCATTTACGAATAAAATATCCCTTCCTGGTCCCCGGGCCTTACCCTCATCCTCTAACCCGAATAATTCAATATATGACCCATTCGGGTAAGTGTAGATAAAATCAGAATAACTAAACTCTTTATCATCCCAAATACCTAAACTATCCATGATAGTTTTAAAGTCTCTATAAACACCTCTTTTTATATGCGGAAGAGAGTGTGAAACAATAGATATTCTCAATGGATTTTTAAGTGCTAACCCAATGAGTAACTGGATTACTGAATAAGATTTAGAAGAACGAGATCCACCTTCATTGCAGATAACAGGATAACCAGATTCATATGCTGCTAGATTCTCCCAGAATACCCAGGTTGTTGATTGACTAGATCTGCGTAATTCGCTCATTTAGTTCGCTTGGTTTCTCGAATACAACAATAGCACCCATACTACCTGTAACTTGTATCTTTTGAATATCATCTTCAATAGCTTTATTTACAGTATCTATTGCTTTAGCATTTCCTTCTTTGGCTAGTTTAATTAAAGAATTGGTATATTCCTTTAACTTATCTGTGCCATCACTCTGCTTACCAGTAATAGCTTCTAATATTGATTGAGTTAGTAACCGCTGTTTTCTGCGCTCTTCCCATCCTAACTTCTTAGCCTCTGGAGTTGGTTGATTTTTGGAATCGAATGTTTTACCCTCTACGCCTGTGAATGGTTTATGAGGTCGTTTATTGCTCGTTTTTTCATCTTTCATAAAGACGATATTAATACTGGATCTACTTGAATAGCAACATGTGTTACCCCTTTATCCGATTTCTGCTTTAGTCGAATGAGTTTACCATCAATAAAACCCCTATGGTTTTTTCTCTTTTTTAATTCTTCTATTAAGACATCTGCTTTAATAGTAAATTCTACTACATTTTCGCTTACTTGTTTTAAACAAAAACCTTCAATTCTACTCATTAGATAGTCTTTTATCAAATTTACAATTAGGATAATTATTTATACTAAATCATTTTTAACAGTGAATCCACATCAGTTTGTATTTGAGGATCAGTGTCTAACAAATCTTGCAGTTTATTTTTATTATGAAGAATAGCAGAATGATCAAATCCTATACGACCATAGTATCTATTTCCAAATAGTGAAGCGATAGTAATCAGTGGCATGGTTGGCATCTTCTTTCTAATGATCCAGCAAGCAACTTGACAAACTGTAACGATATCACGATGTCTATCTTTTTTACAAATTGTCTCATAAGATATGCTATAGTAAATACAAGTTGACTTGATGATATCCATAGACCATCTCATTTGTTCAGATTCAGTCATTTTAAATGGATGAATTGTATGTCTTTCTTTTATTCCTGGTATGACGTAGAAGTTCATTTGTTATTTATTTTCAAGTGAAACCATTATTGAGATACCGTAATGCTGTGTTCTTCCAATGAAAGCACCTACATAAGCACTATTCAAAATATACCATCCTGCTCTTATTCCTATGTCTTGATAATTATTACTTCCAACAGAGAAGTAAGGAGATATTTGTAATTTATCATCGATGAAATTATATCTACCATACATAGTGAAAACAAGATCTCGTCTAGCTTCTGATTTATCATTAATTTTTGATTCTACACCACCAACGGTGAAACCTAACCAATCGATCCATACTCCGGTATGAACACCGAACCCACTGAATCCAGAAGGATAGTATTTCATGGACTTGTCAATAATTAATGAAGCAGTTATCTTTGGACCGACACTGGCCTTCCTTGGAGAACCTTTCCAACATTGTGCGTTGCTTTGTATTGCTAAAAGCATAAATGCGAATAATAGGTTTTTCATGATAATTGTTGTTTTTAGTTTCCGAAGGGATGAAGGCATTTAATGCCATTTATTACTTCTTACCCCCCTTTTTTATTTTTCACTGTACCCCCCCCCCGTATATATTTATAAAAAATCCCTTCGATAGCTTCGAAGTATTGATTTTATTAGGTTTTGATGCCTTCACTCAATGCCTTCGTTTTTTAAATAATGCCTTCGAAATGGTAAAATCCCTTCGTTTTTTTGTCGTTTGTTATTAAATAATAATTATATAAATAATATTATTAATCTATTTTTTTAGAATGCCTTCGGGCTTTCAGCAGTGATTTTAGAACCTTCAATATGATAGGTTGCAGAATCTTTTTTCATCCTTATCTCTGCTTGACGGCTCTGAGAGTTCTTTCCATTTTCTACAATCCATCCTAATTTTTCTGCTGTTTCTTCCACTCCTTTCTTAAATCTCTTCACCGAATAATCCTTTTTATCATATTGATTTTCGGCACAAAAAGTTGTGTAAAGTCCAGTGAAGTTTTTCCACTCACCACATCCATTAGAAGCATACTCATCGAACCAATCCATAAACTCTGAACCAAAGCCTAAGCGAATAGATTTACGTTGAATAGTTGTACTATTTTTTAACTCCACAACTCCAGTAGTCAGGAAGAATTGAATACACCAGATCATCAGGTTGTAGTAACGGTTCCACTCATCACGGTCCCAGTCATCAAACAACCGGTGTTTGAATTCATCGATAGGTGTATGGTTCGGATGGTAGTGATTGGAGAACTCAATTACTTTCTGCCTGCGCTTGGCGTGGTTTCCAGTGCTGGGTAAAGTGTAGTTCGTAGTGAATAGGATCTTAGGTGAATCTTTGTATGGGATATACAGCTCATCCTTATTCTTTTTCTCAACGGTGATACCCTCAGTGATGATGGAATAGAATCCTTCAAAATCAACCATCTTGCGAACGTCTTCGATAGCAATTACTTTAGTATCGAGATCCACGCGTTGGAAAGCGAAGGTCTTATCAATCTTAAAGTTCTTTCCATCGATGGTCTGAGTATTGATGATCTCCTTAATGCCACGGACAAAGATTCCTTTACCAGTTCCTCCGCCTTTTTTCTCATCTTCATTCTCTTCTGCAAGAACAACAGCGAAAGGCTTTGTTGCGTCTTTAAATCCATGGAGTAAGTAACCGATCAACGAGAAGGCCTGCGCTGTTTTCTCTTCATCATTATTGCAAACTCTTTGTACGAACTGGCAGAACTCAGATGATTCGGTATCCATGTTCTTCAGTAGCTCGATATCGAAGTTAATCACCTGGCTCTTCCACACACATTTCTTCAGCTCACCATAACTCTTCACGGTCATGCCTTGCTTTGTAACAACAGCTACACCATTCTTGAAAGGAAGATAAGCGGTGTCGGATGTATCTTTTAAGAAGTCAAGGTCTTTGCGTTGAATAAACTCAAAGAATGATTTCGAGAAATAAGCCTCAGATCCTTTGTAAATCACTTCCAACAATTCCTGCTGCGTTACGCCACCATCAAAAACATCTGGCAGACTAAGCACATAATCTTTGATGAACTTCTTGATCTGCTCGGTGCTGGTCTCTTCGATCAGGCCGGAGTTATCGCGGATCACTTTGAAGATGGTGGAAGCCTTATCATAGAAGTACAGATAAAATCCACCCACATCGCTCAGGAAGACCTCCAGCTTACGGCGGTTAATACTTACTTGCTTTTTATTATTTACCTCCCAGAACATACCAATCTCTGGGCCCCATTGTGATTCTAAAGTCTCCACTACTGTGCCGACTTCATTGATATCCACATTCATCTTCTTTACGAGGAATGTTTTGATCTCTTCTTTTGTCTGGCCATCAGCTTTGCGCTTGAATACTTCGCGTTCGATGGCTCCGTATTCTACTTTCTTCAATCCATAATTATGCTCAATGAGTGTCTCATAACATTTCTTCCAATCATTGTTTGCTTCGAGCATGCAGAATACTGCTGCAGGGTTATAAGCTTTGCCAGCTTCAAACTGTGATGAGGTAGTGAATACAGAGAACCATTTTTTCTCTACCCAATAATCTCCAGAGATTCCTTCTGTCTTTCCTGGTCTTCTGTAATATCTTTTTCCGGCACGTTCATAGATGAAGGTCCATCCATTATTCAGTAGAATCATCTCAGCATCACCACGGGCGTTGAAGTCCTCGAATGGGGAAGTGGAGTATTTACTTTGCTCACCAATGGGTTGAGATTGGCGCTGAGGTTCTGCGAATACTTGATTGAAGGACCGTGCTAATTCAAGCAACATCTCACGTTCATCGAGACTGATCACTGGGATGTTCTTTCCTTGAATGGTCTTATACCCTTCTGTGGGTGGCGCTACGACATAACCTCCTTCTCCACGCGTTTCGATGAGGACCTGCACTTTTACATTTGGGTTTGACTTTTTCTCTTCATCAGTGCAATGGCGTTGTGCGAGCTTTTGATTTCCTTCGATAGACTCGCAACGGAAGTAAAAGTGATATCCACCTGACTTTGTTCGTATGATCAGCAACTTATCCAGGAGAGCTGCATCATGTTCTGCAATAGCTGCAGTATATTCTTTGTATAAAGTGCCAGTGATATCATATTTGGTATCGATATCAATCACTTCAAGATTACCAGATACCTGACCGCAAATAACGGCGATACCTTTTGCTTTAGGATCATTGTAGTGTTGATCAATTTCTGTATCACTGGCAAGTTCTGATTGGTATTTTTTCCATGGAACGATGGATCGTTTGTTATCATCAGTCGGAACGATGGATATTCCTGATTTGATGTATCGTTTAGCTGGCGTTAGTAAATTCATAAACATCTTCAATTTTGTCAATTACTTTGGCGTTGAATCCTTGTTTCGTTAGTTGGTTGATACGGAACTCTTGAAGCGGTCTGGCTTTCTTTCCTAATGCTTTTACCTCGATGAAGATGGCGGTCCCGTTTCTTAGGGCCATCAGATCAGGGATACCGTTAGCCGATGTCTGTATCAATTTCACTACCAACCAACCGGCTGCTTCCAGCTTCTTTTTTATCTTGGCCTGTAAGTCTGCCTCTCTCATATTTGAAATCCTTTTTGAAGTACGATAAAGTGTAATCCTTTTTATTTGATACTGCCTGATAGATGCGATGCTCGATGCCACCTTCAGAGAACAGCCAATGGATGATAGCAGGCTTCGTTCTTTCTTTACTCTGCATCCTTGCGCGAGCTTGCCAATAACTCACTGCTGAGTGATCAATATTGAACATGATGATGTAGTCTGCAGTGGAGAGGTTGATACCTTCACGACCAGATTGGATCTGAGAAACGAAAATCTTATCATGTGAGTCACGGAACTCTTCAGGATCAGTTGTCAATTGACCTGCGAAGACAAAAAGCAGCATCGCATATTCTGCTTGGAATTTGTAGAAGATGGCAATCTTTTTACCCTCGTAATGATCACGGATATAATTTGCTTTTGAATCATCGAAGACACAAGCGGTTTTATCTTCTGCGATCACGGAGCCAGAGAAAATCTGATGGAGTTTATTCATCAACTTCACCTCAGTATCTGCGAGGATCTCTTCCCCTTTTTTGCCGATGTGCACACGGTCCTTCTTCATCTTCTCAGCAAGCCAGTAAGTACCAGACTTCATCTTGATGGTGATGAACTTCTCATCTACCATTTGCTCAAAGCCTGCATCTTCCTGAGAGTAACTGATGAACAGATGTTTGGTTTGGTCATCGATCTTTTGCTTGAGTGCATTGGAGTAGTCATTGATCTCACGGTTATACAAGTATTTCTTTTTGAGAATCACAAACTCGCGGGCCCAAGCATAGAATGTTTTGTATTCTTTAAACGGCGAGAACGATGAGATAAAGAACTGATGAAACAACTGAGAATATGATTCTGGTGTTGGGGTTCCCGATAAGAATATAATCGGTAGCCCCTCACAGATCCGCTTCAAATCCTTCACCCTTTCAGAAGGGATAGGATATTGTCCGAGTGAGTGCGCCTCATCCACGATCACTAAGTCTGGCTTAAAAGTTACGTTATGCAACTGCTCAAAATTGGTGATGTGGATATCGAAAGAAGGTTGGAACAACTGATAGTCAGCTTCGATGCTGCCAATGGCTTTCTTCTTAGTCACGAAGAGTACGGCTTTGGCTCCATGCTTCTGAGCTATTGCTAGAGAAGTTAATGTCTTGCCGGTTCGAACCTGCATGGATAAGTAAGTAATATTTAACCACTGGAGCATCTTAGCTGCATCAGTTGAGATATCTTCTTGATATTGGCGTAACTGCATTGGATTAGTTATTGGATGTTACTAGGATTCCCCAGCATTTATGTTTCTCGATGATAGTAGGTTGGCCACTGATCAGGAAAGTGTAAGAAGCATTCTGATCAAATTCAAATGAATCAACAAACGATATAAAAAGCGTTTTGTGATTGAAGGTTAAAGAGCCAATTTTATCGAAGTCTTTACCTCTTAATTCATATCCGTCTGGATGTTTGAAGATGTACCAATTAGCAAGATCATCTTCATCCTGCGCCAAAGCGATTTTATCTCCAGGGTTTAATTCAAGAATCTGGCAGGCTGCTTTGTTAAAAGAGATAATTCCTGCTTTTCCAAAAGATATTTTTGGAAGTTTTACTGTTGCGCCGCCCCATTGTTTAGGGAGTGTTTGCGCATTGAACATGTTTAGTTTCATGGTTGTTTTGATTTATTGATTAGGATTGGGTTTCTTCTAATGGGAGGGTAAGAACTTCTTCGCCAACTGATTTATTTACTTGGCTGATGATTGCTTCAAAATCAATTCCAGGTACTTTATCTTGAAAGTCTTTGATGAATTCATAATCATCCATGCTGATATAACCATCAACATAATCATCAACTAGATCAGCCAAGTAAAGAAGCTTTGCAACTTTGCTTAAATCAATTGCAGTGAATTTTTCTTCCATGATATTTAGGAAGTATTCTTCATGATCATTTACATCTACAGGAATTAGATCCCAATCGATCAGCTTTAAGAACCACTCCAAATGATCTTCATCAAATCGAGTAATAACATTGACAAATAATTTGCAGATGAATTTAAAAATGGACTGAGCATAAACACCTTTTGTAAACGTCTGTTCAATTACAAGCTTTGAGAAAGTTATTGCATGGTTTACTCTAGGAACATATTGAGTATTAGTCATACGTTGAGGAGAGTTTGAGTTTGGAGTTTTATCTTGTACTTCCTCTTCACGATCATCATTCAAATGAATAACCTGGCCTAATTGATAACCTGTAGTATATTTTCCAAGTTCAACAATGACTCCATACAAATTGCTAAGCTCAACTTCACCTTCTTCTTGATCAGCATATGACTCATCCCAATCACTCATTGCTAGTACATCAGGAAATTTAGTTTGATATTCAGTGCTAATTTTTACAACTTCCTTCCCCTCACCTTTCAATTTCTCAATAATGAACTCAATATTCGCCTCTGCTTTATTATTCCAGCATTCAGCATCAAAGCAGATATCATCATCTTTTATATCTTCAAATAGGACCAGATTGCATCCACTTCTTTTAGAACATGATGTACATGCACCGGCTTTCTTAACTAATGATTTAGAAGTGATATCAAAGACAGCCTTATCAAGTTTTAAGTTGAAAGTGCGAGAAATCGCATAGCGTAGATCAGCGACAGTTCCTTCCTCTATATCAAAATGTTCAATGATTTTTGCCTGCTCAAAAAATGGGAGCCTAGCGAATTGCTTTCCATGAGTGATGGTGAGTTTCCCTTCACGAATTGCATCCTGTACTTCTGGAACAACCTTTTGAAGAATGATCCGATCGTAAACATACTTTGTACTCTTTCCTAATTTATCTGCAATCACTTCAGCAGTGGCCATGCCCATTGTGATCAGCTGCTGAAATGCATCGCTCTCTTCCATTGGATTAATATCCTGGCGTTGAAGATTCTCAGTGATCTGCATTTCGAGAACAATCTCATCAGAGAGTTTATCATAGCACATACATGGAATAGAAGTTAATCCTGCAATCTTTGCAGCTCTGAATCTTCTTTCGCCAGAGATTAATCCATACTTGTATTCTTCTGCAGCTTTATGAAGGACCAGTGGTTGCATTAAACCAACTGATTTGATGCTTGCTGCTAAATCATTTAAAGCATCTTCTTTGAATTCTTTGCGTGGATTTGTCTTCGATGGAACAATGATATTCAAATCAATATCCATGAGTAACCACTTTGGAAGCTCTTGCTTCGTTAGTTTAGTTTTTGCCATAATAATTTTTTAAGTAAGTGTGATGAATTGCAATGCTTCGCCCATCCGTAATAAGAGACTATAGACTCCATGCGTGGTTCTTTAGCCATCTTACGGGCGAATGATTGCTTGATACTTTTGCGTAGTCTTGTATGGGTATGGAATGAAACGTAACCGATAAAATCTATTCCTCTGGCCGCAACTGGGAATACCTGATAATTGCCTTTTACTTCTAAGTTCAATTGTGATGATAAATAGGTGGTAATCTCAGAAAGTAATTGATGAAGTTGTTCTTTATTGTCAGATAGAATTACGATGTCATCAGCATATCTGAAATAATGCTTTACTGCTTTTTCTTCCTTGATCCAGTGATCAAAATAAGTCAGGTAGAAATTAGCAAAGTATTGACTGAGGTAGTTACCAATCGGAACACCAGGAGCGCTATCAATAATCTCATAAAGCAGCCTAAGAAGATCCTGATCCTTTATTTTCCTGCGCAATAATTCTTTGAGTACTGCATGATCAACTGATGGATAGAACTTCTTAATGTCAAGCTTCAAGCAATATTTAGTACCAGCTTCATCACGAAGAGAAGTACGAAGATCTCTCAGCGCTGCATGAATGCCTTTCCCTTTGATGCAACTGTAAGTATTACAAGTGAACATCGATAAGAAAATAGGCTCCAAAATATTCATGATAGCATGATGTGCAATGCGATCAGGGAAGTAAGGAAGTCGATAAACTTCACGCTCTTTAGGTTCATATATTTTGAACATCGTGTAGGCGGAAGTATGGTATGTTTTATTGATGAGGATCTGTTGCAACTGGAGAAGATTATCTTCTGGAGCTTTGTCGAAGTCTCTCACGCCTGCTTGTGATTTTTTACCCTTGCGAGCTTTGTGATCAGCGAGGCGAAGATTCTCCATGCAATAGATTTGTGAGTATAGGTTGTTAATTCGTTTCATAGCCTTTGCACCCTAGTCGTGTTCACCTTTCGGTTACCAACGCCTATTTTTTTAGAGGTAATTTTTTGCAACTGATGGCAAGGTTTGCAGTAGTAAACTGATAAACAAAAGTGGGAACCGACGTTCGTGTTAGTATTCGAGTTATTGTAATTCGAGTTCGAAAACCCAGAGCCGGAACTGATGCTACATGCACAACCTAAATTTTTATAACAGCAGATAGTCTTTATACAGATCTGCGAACTGTTCGCCTAAGTAAATCGCTTTCACTGAAGAGTCAACGCAAAGGCGGGAACAGACGTACGTGCGAGTATTCGAGAGATTGTAACACGAGCGCGAAAACCCAGAGCCGGAAGGGTTCTTTTTACTTGCTTTCACACCGAACCAAGCATAATACTTCCACTGATTACTATCACTCCAATCAGGTTGCCATCCATTATTGATGGCTTCGATGATGGTAACTAACTTATAAAAAGCCGTGATTGACTTTTGATGCTTCTCTGGTAGCATGGATACTTCTGGAATATTCTCTTCTGAGATTCCTAGTGTTTTGCAAGCATCGGAGAATGACTTAATATCTTTGTAATTCATTGTAAAAAATTAAAGGGTGAATAATTGTTTGTACACTTCTTCGAACTGCTTTGCAGCATATTCACATAACTCTCTTGACTTGAAGCAAAGGCGGGAACCGACGCCCGTGTTAGAATGCGAGCCATGGTAAGCCGAGCCCGAAAACCCAGAGCCGGAACCGTCTCTCATGTCGAACCAGGGATAGTATTTGTACTCGTTGGAGTCATCCCAATTAGGCCACCATCCTTCATTCAATGCTTTTGCAATGAGTGATACTTTTACGAAAGCATTGGTTGCAATTTTATCTGCAGATAAGCTATACAAATCACCTTCTTTTGGTTCTTTGTAAGGAAGTGCTCCATCTGTATCGATGCCCAATTCTTCGCATACATCTTCAAATGTTTTTACTCTCTCGATAACCGTTCCTGTTTTACCAAGAAGGATTTTACGAAGCACAGCAGCTTCTGATTCCAGAGTATCGAGTCTCTGTGTTAATTCTTTTTTGTTCATCGTATAAGGTTTTGATTAAAAAGCCGTAACGGCTCTTGCCCAAAATGCCCCGCACCATTTACGATGCGAGGCTTTGGTTTTTCGGGGGAGAAAATGATTTTAGAACGGAGGCTCTTCATCCAATCCATCTGCGTTCACTGGAGCTGCAACTGATTGCTTAGTTAACTTTGGAAGGATGGTATTCTTCACCATATCTTCTAAGAACTCCATCACATCTGAATCATCCCAAGTAAGCTTTCCTTTCACTTTCACTTGCTTCAACTCAGGTAATCCATTTGGATTATCTTTTGTGAAGTACCATTTGCAAGCCTGACCACCTTGATTGATGAATACAGTTGTTTTCTTCTTGTCTCCTTCGATGGTAAGCTTTGGAGTGATCTTCACTTTCTTACTCAAATCAACATTTGGAAGTGCTTTCAAAAATGCTGCTGCATAACCTGATGAGTAATTGAATTGAAGCGATTGAGTTTGCCCTGTCTCCTGGTCAAGTAGACTCACTACCCACTGCTTACCAAACTCATTCTCACGAGTCTCAATGCCAGTGATCAGCCCATCGATGAAGTCGTAGAACTTCTCAAATACGATCTTCCCAGTTTGTGTTGTGCGTTCTGTCGCACCTTCAACCATTGCTTTGAATGATTGGCAAATCTTACCGTTACTGATATTGTAGTAAGCGGCGTTTGTAGAATTACCCGTTGCCATGTTATTGTGGTTTAAATTGGTGACTTAATTGGTAGCTATTCATTCTTGGAGCTAGTGTACCATATTCCGCTTTCCATAACTCATGCACATTTTTGAAGATGTTCAAAGAATAATCAGCAGGATTAGGATCAAAAAGCAATTGCCATCCGATACCTTGAATCGCATCTCCTTTACCATCAGTTTTTGTTTTAGCATTCAACCAAAGGATAGCGCGTTGATCAATTAGATTTTGTCCTTGTGCTTCTGCAAGCAATTGCTCGTAAGCTGCAAGCTGTAACCAGTAGTGAGGATAAACTGCGCCTGATGTTTTAATATCAAACAAGATGGTTTTGCCGTTGAGTTCAATGATCCGGTCCAGTGTGCCGGCATAACCTAATTTTGAAGAGACCATGATCAGCTCGATACTGCTGATGTTAGGTTGAAAGCGATCTCTGAAAGAAACATACTTCTCGAACATGTTCCACTCATTCAGATTCATGGAGATATCTCCATTCTCTGTAAGCAGTGATACTTCTTCACCAAGATCATATCGCTCAGTCATATCGTGAACGCGTGATCCTTTGCGGCCAGCTTCGTCTCTGATCTCATCAGAGTCCTGGCCATTCTTTTTCAACCACTCGAAGAATGCTGCTCCTTTCGGATAGCAGTCGAGAATTGTTGTAACTGATGGAACTGGAGTTCCTGTCTCATCGAAATAAAAACGGGAGTCTAGGAAAGTGATACGCTTACCCGTAAGGTCGAGGGCGTAATTCCTATTGTTATGTGTGATGATGTTCATCTTAAAAGTCTTTTGATTTGATTGATGGAGTAACCTTTTGCAGCGAGTTCAATCGCCAGGAGAAGTTTATTAGACATTTTCACCGGTTATATGGAAGGCAAAAAATCCGCTCATGGTATTGTCGTAATACTGTTCCAGTCGTTGAGCGACATTCATCCAATGGATTCTATTTTCAGACAGCTCCTCGCGAGTATTCCAAAGACGGATTGGAGCTAGATAATCTTTCGTATTATCAAAAGTGTGAAGTTTGATTCGTGCTTCTTCAGCGTTGATGTAAGCACGTTGTAAGAGTTCAACAATTTTAGTTGCTTTCTCTAGTTTTTTAAGTCTTGAAATGGTTCGCATATTTGAGGTTTTTAATTTGGCGAAATTGATTTTGAAAAAGGAGGCGATAAGACTAAAGCCTCCGCTTTGATTGCTTGTCATTATGAAAAAAATTCTTCTTCTGATTCTTTCTTGGCTGTTTTATAAGCCCAGAATAAAAGGCTTGCATAAGCAATAAAAAATATTCCGGTGAACAGATACTCGTTATTCATATACTATGATTTAAAGTTTTTACCGAATGATTTGAAAGCATCATTAACACAGGATTTTGCTTCTTCTATTGTTTCAAAATGCTCTTTGAAAACAATGAATCCATCACTCACTCTCTCGATAGTTACTCCACGATAAACTTGGAAGCTGTTGGCGATTATGGTTGCTAATGCTGTCATGATTAATTCTGATTTAACCCCATGAGTGATGGAACGTGATAGAATTTGTTATTTCGAATACCTCTGGAGATCATACTCTCTGGTATGCGGCCTGTGTACACGTAATTCTGAATAGTGATTTTTTTAATACCAAGAAGTTTGCAGGCCTCTTCTTCTGATACCCATTCGTTGTGGTTTCTCTTATCTGTTGCTTTTGCCATTTTTATTCTATATTTTTACTTGACAAGTCAAATGTATATAGCATTTTTCAATAAATAAAGCATTTTGCAACATTTATTGAAAATTTCGAAATTATCTAATATAGCATAATGCAATATGGAAAATATTAAACAAAACATGGAAAATGC